AGGGTAAAGGACTTGAACAAAGGTCGGCGGCGTTTGCTAAAGTTGGTGAGGGTATCACCACATCATTTGCAGCAGCACAGGCGGCAATCGGTTTATTTGGTTCCAAGTCAGAGGAGGTTGCCCAAGCAGCGGCAAAAGCCCAATCTTTATTAACAATCGCCATAGCCGCACGAGGTATTGCCGAAGGTACAGCAAACGTAAAAATTGTTGCAAATACCATTGCAACTGCAGCCCAAACTGCGGCGACCACCGCAGCCAATGCGGCAACCAAGGCGTTCTATACCACCTTAGCAGCAAATCCCTACGGTGCAATCATTGCGGTCATCGGAGCCTTGATTGCTGCGGTAACTCTATTGGGTGATACGGAAGAGGAAACAGCGGAAAAGACCAAAACCTTATCTGAACTACAGATTGAACAGGCTCAGGCTGCTGAGGTTGAGACCAGTAAAATTATCATCCTAAATAAGATTTTAAAGGACGGTAATGCATCGTTGTTGGCAAAACAGGGTGCATACCTACAACTACAAAAATTGGTTCCTACGTTGACCAATTTGACTTTGGAACAGGCTGAGGCTCAAGGGGTGTTAAATGGTTATATTGAGGATGAAATTACCCTGATTGAATTAAGGGCAAAATCCAAAGCATTGGAGGACTTTTTAATCCAACAAAAGAAACAGGAAATTGCTGATGAAATCAAATTAAACGAACAGAAAAGAATTGCCGGTGTTCTTGAGGCGAATCTTGCAAAAGGTAAATTATTACAAAGGGGTGGAACCGCAGCGGAAGGTGAGGCTGAATATCAAAGAGTCCTAAAATTAAATGAGGCTAAAAATGGTTCAATTAAAATTGAGGACCAACTTATCGATATCCAAACACAGATTGCGGAAATTGAAGCAAAAAGAGCGGAAACAATCGACAAACAAAAAAAGGCAATTGACGGTATAAATAAATCTGAGGAAGCAAGAAATAAACAACTTGAAGCCCTGATTCAATTGTTGGGATTACAAGCAAAATTACAGGCTGAACTTTTGACCCAAACATTTAAATTGGGTGACGCTGATACTGAAATTGTTAATTCAACACAATCTAAAGTAGACAAGGCTAAAGAATACGCTGGTCAGTTAAACCAACTTAAAACCTTTACAGTATTACTTAAAGAGGCTCAGGATGCATTATTACCTTCACAAGATTTGGTTGGTGAGGCATTTCAGATTGCTCGTTCTGAAGGTGAAAAATATTTTAATATTCTTAAAGATGCTGGTGATTCGGCAAAAGGTTTAGAGGCGTTGGATACTTCAGTTTCTGCAATAAAAGAAAGTTTCAAAGATGTTTTAACAGAAGAACAGTTATCACAATTAGAAAACTATATCCTCAATTACAAACAGTTTACACAAACGGTTGAACAATTCCAAAAAGTAAAAATTAAACCACCTTTTACCGCTAAAGAATTTGAACAAGCCTTGATTGATTTACAACTTGCCGTTGGTGAAATTAGTATTGACCCGTTTGAACGTTCACAAGAAGAAATTGCACAGGCTAAACAAAATGCTCAAATCTATTTTAATGAAATAGAAAAAAGATTTATTGAAGCGTACACACAAAGTGAAATTGAAAAAAACAAATCAAAAGTATTAGGGTTAGATAAAGACGGTCTTGCTAAATTAAAATCAGAATACGCTGAGGCAGGAAAAATTGCATTTGATAACTTGGTAACCACCGGTAAAGAAATTACCAAATTTGAAAACGGCGTTGAAAGGGTTAACAAAAAAGTAGGTGAACTAAATGCTGAACTTGCAAAATTATCAGGTGAAGCATTACAAGGATTTTTATTGGCAAACAAAGAAGCATTGACCGCTCAGTATGAGGTCAATTTGGATGATATTGCAAAGAACCGTGAAAAGTTAGAAAAGTTAACAATCCAAACAAATAAGAAACTTTACGATAAAGAGGGTGAATTCAGAAATGATGTTTTAGATTTAGAAAAACAATTACTACAACAAGGGGTAGATATTTCAACATTATCTTATGAAGCAAAACTTGAACTGTTAAAAGAATTCCTAAACAAAGAGGTTGAAGAAACTGAAAAGGCGGAAAAGACAAAACAGGAAAAACAACAAGAAACATTACAGAAACTTGAAGAGGGTTTTGCGGCATTTGCCGATATCACAAGTCAGATTGCCGGTTTGGTACGTGAATCTATATCATTTCAATTAGACCAGTTGGAAACACAAACAGAATTGACCTTATCAAAAATTGTGGGTGATTCTGAGGAGGCAAACGCTAAACGTTTGGAGGTTGAAAAAATCTATGAAGAAAAGAAAAAACAATTAGAAAAACAAGGGACACTGGCTGAACTTGGTTTTTCATTGGCAAACGCATCTGTTAACGTGGCTGAGGCAATCACAAAGGCATTAACTGCCGGTCCTGTTGCTGGTCAAATCTTGGCGGGTATAACAGCGGCAATTGGTTTGGTTCAGGTTGGTTTAATTGCAAAACAAATAAACGCTGTTTCCTCTATGGCTCGTGGTGGTATTATTAGAGGTGCATCTGGTTTATTGGTTGGTCCTTCACATGAAGAAGGTGGAATTAGATACGGAGCAATGGGATTGGAACTTGAGGGTGGCGAGACGGTGGTCAACAAATATTCTTCAATTAAGTATCAAAATTTGTTATCGCAGGTTAATCAATCAGGAGGGGGTCAACCAATCATTGCATCGGTAAATAATGGACTTGCTGAGGACAGATTATTACAGGCGTTAGCAAAACAAAATAATGAACCAATTAGGGCTTATGTATTGGAACAGGACATCACATCTAAACAGGCAATCACAAGAAGATTGGAACAACTTGCCCAACTATAAACGATATATTTATTACTAATGGCTTTAAAAATTATTGAATTAGATATTGAAGCAGCACTATCGGCTGAAACACGAGGGACTGAAGTGGCTATCGTAGAGATGCCGGCAATTGAAACTGAGTTTGTTTATTTCGGTAGACAACAATTCTATAAGGCTCCTGAATATGTTGCTGAAACGGCATGTAGAGCAATCCGTGAAAACGAAGAACGTGGAAATCCTGCAGCAACACAAACAGGAAAAATTCGTGCACAGCAACTTTGCAAACGTGAGGAAATATCCTTAGAAACAATCAAAAGGATGAAATCATATTTGGAACGTGCTGCAACATATAATTCAGGTGATTGGGATGATAACGGTACAATATCATATAATTTATGGGGGGGAGAAAATGGGCTAAAGTGGGTGAATAGTATTCTTGACTCTGTTAAATCAGAGGAAATGGATATTAACGTGGTTGCATTACCACCATACATCCAATATGAAACAGGAAAGACACAATCAGATTACGTGTTTGTTGAAAGGATGCCTGGTGAACCTCGTGATGAATATATTGGTCGTTGTGTTGCAAATGCACGTAAAGAAGGATACCCTGAGGACCAAGCCGTGGCTATGTGTATATCCAAAGCCGATGATTTTAATTGTGGGTGTACTCAGATGAAACAGGAAACCGAATTTAGTTTAATTGGGTTTATTGACGGTGAGCCTGTATTCAATACTCCTGAGGAAGCCCAACTATACGGGGAAGAAAAGAAAGGTTGCTCTGGTTACCACGAACATACCGATGAAGACGGTAATGTGGTTTACATGGCGTGTGATGTTCACCCTGAGGTTCCTTCAGAAGACAACGGTGTGGAATTGGAAACCTTATTAGAACAGGGATGGTATATTGAAGATGTTAGGGAGGTTGACTCATTGGCAATCCAAGATAGATTCAAACAACAATTCAACGGAATTACCAAAGAAAAATTTTATCAGATTTTAACAGACCCCAATGCTGATTCTGTTATGGATATATTCGGTAAAAAATTCAGGTATGTTTATGCAACAGGAAACGGTCAACCTGATATCATTGCAGACACACGTAATTTCTGTATGAGGATGTTGGGTGGAAGACAGTTTGTTTTCCGTTATGAAGATATCCAAAATCTAAATGCTCAGATTACATCTGAAGATGCTAACAGAAAAATCATACCAAGACCTAAAGGAACATCCCCTGATATTTTTACTTGGAAAGGTTCAGGTGAAGAGTTTGCAAATCTTTTACAATTTTTCCCAAAAGGTGAACCACAATATGATTTCTTAAAATCCAATAAAGAAAAGTTTGGGGCAAACTGTAGACACTATTGGTTGGAATTGGTATTTGGAACCGTTGACCCAAATGAAACGGAATATACAAAGAAAATCAACAACCAAAAAAGAAAGATGATTTCTGAAGCAGAATTGGTTATACCTGCCGTTGGTCAATCAGGTCAGGTAAATCCCAAGGCAGACCCCGCACGAGGTGCAAGGGACACGTTTAAGAAAGCATCTGTTCAATCTATAATCGTTGATATAGACGGTACTTTATTCAACGGTGTATCACCAAATTCAAGGGTTGTTGAATACGTAAATAAGAAGTGGGAAAACCACCGTATCATCATCGTTACTGGTCGTCCTGATTCACGTTACGGTGAAACCGTTAGGGAGTTGGACAGAGCCGGTATCAAATGGGATGACCTGTTAATGTCTGACCGTTCAACAAATCAAGCACCTGAATTCAAAAGGGACACCGCAAAGAAATTGAAGGAGGAACTAAAACTAAGAATAGTTCAGGCAATTGACGATAACGGGGCTGCAAGACGTTATTACCGTCAGTTGGGTATAGATGCTATATCACCCAATAATGTTTCGTTAAAACTAATCCCAGTAGGTTTTCTACAGGGGTTACCAATCTTTGATGATAGACAAGACGCATCAGATTGGTCTTATGATATGGGTTGTGGTGGTATTGTAGAAGAATTGGAATACATGGGTGAAAAAAGATTTCAAGCATGTTCATATTCTAAAAAACAAAAAATGGCAAAAGTTGAGTTCAAAGCAGATGAAGAACAACGTATGCTATATTCGCCTTTAATGGTACCCAACATCCTTATCCCACGCATGGATGAATTCACTGGTGAAAGATACTTTGTAAAATTCACGCCCGAGGCGGTAGAAAAGATACAAAGAAAATTCATGATTGAGCAACGATTAAGAAGCACCAACTATGAACATACTGATTACAAATTTGAGGATATGGTTATGGTTGAATCATGGCTCGTAAACGGTGAATCTGATAAGGCGTATACATTAGGTTTCACAAGGGAACAAATACCTACAGGGACTTGGATGGTTGGATATAAAATATTAGAAACACCAGAAGGGGATAAAATTTGGAACGATTTAATCAAAAAAGGAGTCGTAAAAGGTCTGAGCATAGAAGGAGAATTTTTATTAAAGTTTTCCCGTCAAAAATCTTGGGACTATTTATTAGATGAAATCATAAACATTATCAAACAAATAAATTAAAAATGAAAGCACAAGAAGCAATTGAAAAAATCGCTGAAATGTTAGGTTTACAATTTGGTAAGGTTGAATCATTTGCCACTACTACTTTGAAAGAGGGTGACGTAGAGGTAACAAACAACTTGGATGAAGAATTCAAGATTGGTCAAACCTTATACGTTGTAAATGAATCTACGCTTAGTCCCGCCCCCGAAGGGCAACACACTACACGTGAGGGATTGGTTATTACCGTTGATTCAAGTTCAGTTATCATCGCTATGGAACAGGAATCTGAAGAGGCACCTGCAAACGAAGAAGATGAATCTGAAGTATCGGTAGAACAATCATCTGAAGAGATGGCTGAGGTTGAAGTAGAAAAAGAAATTCCGTCTGAATTGGTTGACGCTCTTATTGAAGCATTGAATCCTATGGTACAAGAAATGAAAACTATGGTTGAGGATATGAAGAAAATGAAAGAGAAAATGTCGTCAGACGTAAACAATTTGAAGGAAGATTTTGAGACCTTCAAGAAATCACCAGAAAGAGCACCTGTATTGGATAAAAAACCAATCAAAGAATCTTTCTCTGACTACCGTTTGGAGGTCATAAAAAAGATGTTACAAGATAACAAATAAAATAAAAACAAATAACAAATAAAATGAAAAAATCATTTAAATTTAACTATGATTTGAGCGCTCTTCCAACATACGAAAGTTACGGTTCTGAGATGCTTATCAAGGCGGTACTTGGTCTTACTTTACCAAAATACGCTACAATTAGACCAAATTTGAAGGGTACAACAGAAGCGGTTGGTTTCGTTACCAACGATGTTGTATTGCAAGATTTGTCTTGTGGATTTGACCCAACTGGCGATACAGTTCAAAACTTGGTTACAATCGACCTTTGTAATAAAAAAGTGAATCAACAATTATGTCCATATTCTTTATATGATACGTATTTGTCGCAGTCATTATCTAACTCAAATTTCCAGGAAACAGTGCCCTTTGAGGAGGTCATTTTAACTGATATTGCGAACAGGGTGGCTGAGAAAATCGAACTAGCGCTTTGGAACAATACTACAGCAACTGGTGGTACTGTTTACAACAGTCAATGTTTCAACGGTGTTACATCGTTAATCACATCAGGAAATGGTGCTACTGCAGTTGCATATACTGCGGCTACTCCAAATAATGCTTTAGACGTATTTACGGCTTATTATCAAGCAATTCCTCAGAACGTTTTGATGAGAAACGACTTAGCAATTTACTGTAACTATTCTGACTACAGAGCATTGGTTGCTTCGATGAGAAACTCATCATTTATTAACCTATTTACTGACCCAACAGGTGGTGCAACTACAGGTGAAGATTGGAAACTTATCTTACCTGGTTCTAACGTAGCAATCATCCCAACGGTTGGTCTTACAGGGGTTAATAAAGTATACGGTGGACCTGCAGGTTACTACATGGTTGGTATGAACTCAGAAATGTTCACAACTCGTGCAATCTATGATATGTTCGAGGATATCGTAAAAATCCAATTACACGCATCATACGGACTTGGTATTTTTGATGTGGCTTCGTTCATGTACGCAGCATAATAAATTAACTAAAAAAATATAAACTATGGCATCATGTTTCATAAGCGAAGGATATTCATTAGATTGTAGAAATGCGTCTACTGGCGGAATCAAGGAAATTTTCATTTTGGGTGATTCTGGTAACACTATTTCAGCATTGGCATACAACGGTGATGACGCAATTACATCAATTTCTGGTTCAGGAAATTGGTACAAATTTGAGTTGGTTAAACAGAGTTCATCAGTAACTGAAGAATTACAGGTTAACACAACTGCTCAGTCAATCGTATTCCAACCTACAATCACGGTATCCCTTCCTAAACTCGACCAAGCGTTAAGAAATTTATTTTTCGACTTGGCAAAACAGAATTCAATCTACACTATAATCCTTGATAACAATGATAGATGGTGGGCAGTAGGTTTCGAAAACGGACTATTGATGAATTCAGGAACAATCCAATCTGGTTTAGCGTACAATGACCTTAACGGTACTACGTTCACTTTGCAAGGTGGAGAACCAAACCCAATCACAGAGATTGTTGTATCTACAACACTTTCAGCGGTGATGAGTGGTATGACCGTGTCTGCATAAGACATATAAAATTAAAGGAGGGGAAACCCTCCTTTTAGCCTTTAAAAAAAATACGATATGATTAATTGGGGTGGTAGAAAATTTATTCCAGCAAATACAACAAGAAATAACCGACAGAATATATCTGATAGGGACCGTTTAGAGGACTTACTAAGACCTTTAGGTGAAAAGAAATATAATACCAACACTTGGATTGCAAACGTCTTTAAAGAGCCAGAATCAGGACCAGCCCCGACTCCGTTCGTTCCTTCATCATTGGGTGATTTACAACTGTGGTTTGATGCTTCAGACACGGATACATTATCATTAGTTGGTGGAAACACGGTTGATACGTGGACATCAAAAGGATTGGTTGATGTTGTTATGTCCGCATCAACAGTTGCAAGAAGACCTGGTTATACAACAACAGGTGGTGAAGGTGGAAACGCTGCGGTAATTTTATATTCAGCATCCACACCGTCAAACAGAAGTGGTATGATATCTGAGGATTATTCCAAATCTGTTAATTTAACATCGGGTTATACCTATATCGTAATGGGTAAAAACATTAGTAGCAAAATTGCTAATGGTGTCTATAATACCTCAACATTATTGAATATGTGGAACACGGGTAGTACAAATAGTTATGCCGGTCAACTTTTCACATCTACTCAAAGAAACTATAGTGATTATTTACAGACGGGTGCAACTACAGGTTTTATTCATCTTTATCAATCTACATATTCAACATCAGCATTTACAAATACCACGGCTTATGTTCTAAATTCATTGGCTGTAAATTATTCTAACTTATATCCTGGTCAGAATTTTGGTAAAAATATTATTAGTGGTAATACAATATCCTCATCAATTTCAACCTCAGGTTTAACATCATATACTGGTAAAACAATTCAGGGTTTTGGTATTGGTAGTACTAAATCAACTGGTACAGAATCAAGTAGTGTATTGAGTAATTTTGAGGTTTATGAAATATTGTTATACAACAAAAGATTGACTGACTCTGAATTAAATCAGGTTGAAAATTATTTAAGAGACAAGTGGCAATATTCAGTTAATACAAGTAATGTTGCTTTGGTGAATATTAATTATACTGGTAAAACAAACCAATCAAATGATTATTTAAGATTTATATACACACCGTCACAAACCGCTGGTCAATTTGCTTGGAATAATGCAAATGATATTATTGCATTACCAACGGGTGTTACAATTACTTTTGATAATACAATTACAACCGCAAACATTGGTATAAATTATACTTTAAAGGACCAATCAAATTACAATGTATTGACTCAATCTTGTTATGACTTAACTGATAAAACAGTTGTATTATCTGCAGGAACATATAATTTTGTGGGTAATTTAGATTATTCTTGTGTATTCCCAAGTCCTACACCTACGATGACTCCAACTCAAACCCCAACTCCAACACCTACACCATTATATTTCCCAACGACAATTTATGTAAATTATACGGGTGATAGTAATTCATATCTTTACGGTAGAGACGATTTTGGTAACACTGGTTTCACTATTACAGGTGCGGTGACTACGGCATTTACTTGGACTGATTTCGTTGTTACAAATCAAAACAATGCGTTTGGTATCTATAATTCAGCAGGTGCAAAAATGTCGTTTAACAGATATTACGCTGATTGTAGTACAGGTGCACCTACATCATCTTTGGTTGATTCAAGAACGTGTATTAGTGAAGAATATGGGTGGACAAACGACTTAGGTGGTACTCCGTTAGGATACTGTGAAGTATTCGATATTTGGTTTGATAATAGTTGTCCGTAAAAATAATGTTATATGGGAAGAATTTACAAAACAAAAAGATTTTCAAGTTATCTTGGTGAACCACGAGCAATCTTGGATATCAACAGCGCTTTTACCTATGAACCATTAACACCAACACCTACACCTACTCCAAGCGTAACCCCTACCAAAACTAACACTCCTACCCCTACTAAAACACCTACACCGAGTGTTACGGGGTCTCAAACACCTACACCTACCAAGACCCCAACAACGACCCCTACAAACACAATTACACCAAGTATAACTCCTACACAAACTAAAACTCCAACTAATACACCAACTCCAAGTTCAACTCCTAATTATACAGGTGTTGAATACTTAGATTATGATTATTATCGTGGTGTAACAAATAATAATACTTGGACCTATACCGGATTGAGTGTTTCACCAGGTTTATTGGTGGTTGCAGCAGCCTATGAAGGAGGGTTTAATGGTAGTCAGGATATTACTGGTGTTACGATTAACGGCTTTAATTGTGCGAGAGCAGGATTTGCGAAAAATGGTAGCAACCAAATGGCTGGTATTTATTATGTTGTTAATCCAAGTGCAACAACTATTGATGTTGAGGTTAAATTAAATCAAAATTCTGATAAAGGGGCAATATCGGTTTATAGGATTACAAACTATAATGGTGCTGAATCATATATTTCAGGTTCAGCAACAAACAATTTAGGATTGTTAACAAGTACATTAACCGGTGTGACCGCTCACTCAGCGGGTGTTGCTGTTGCAATTTCACAGGCTCAAACAACAGGAATTTTTTCGTGGACAGGAGCAACAGAAGATGTGGATATCGTAATCCAAGACCCGTCACCAAGTTCACAATCTGGAAGATTCGCAAGTGCTCGTGTAGTGAATTTTGCGGGTGGTACTCAAACAACAATAGCAAATACGAATAATGCTGCCGACCCAATGTTATTAGTGCAAGCACTGTGGGATTAAAATATTTATAGATATGGTATTATTAAATCAAGGACAAAATACATCACCTGCAACCTGTTCAAGGAATAAAGAATTGACCGGTGCGGTTTGTTATTTATGGTCGATGAAACATAAACTTTCAGGTCAAACTTGGAGGTTTGTACCATATCAAATTCCCGCAACTGTAAATTACAGTCCTGCGTATGATTTATTTAGTATTAAAATAGATTATGATACTCCTGAGGTTTTAACTGGTTGTACCACTACAGGATGTACCAATGTTCATTTGATTGAAGGTGAATATTATATTAAGATTTGGGAACAGACATTAGCACAATCAGGTAATACCAACCCCTCAGTTGCATACAACGTGGTTTATGAAACCATTGGTCAAGTATTCAGTTCAGGCTCAACTCAACCTGTTTCATACAGCGGAAACAGTGATGTATTTAAAGTATACGAAGGATGATAAATATTCAAAAATTACAATTTTCAGAACAGACGGTTACCAACTTTAAAGAGGTTGTAAATCGTAACGTCCCATTTGTTTCATGGGGTGTGGATAATCTGTTTGTGGAAGAGTTGTATCTTTTATTAGATGCAAGTCCGATTCACTATTCGGCACTCAAAGCCCGTGTTGATAACTCTGTTGGTGCAGGTTATATCAACGATTATCAAATCAACTCTAAACAGTCATTAAACGATGTTGCAAAACAGATATGGTTTGAATTTTACGTGACGGGTAATTTATTTTTGGAAATTATATGGAAAAATAACAGGGCAGAAGGTATCGAAGGTTTCCACGTAATCCCTTCAAAATATATGAGGGTTCACAAACCTGATGAACCAGGATTACCGGCAACCAAATATCTTTATTCACGTGATTGGGCACAGTGGAGACGTGGACAAAAACTTATTGAATTCCATGAATTCAATCCAAAAGATTTTCAGAACCGTCAAATCGTCCATATCAAAAATTACGGACCTGGTTATGAATATTACGGTACACCTTCGTATATGGCAGTATTGAACGATGTTAAGTTAAACCACGAAATAACGGTCTATAACCTCGCAAATCTAATCAATGGAGCCAACCCCTCACTGTGGGTTCATTTCAATCAACCAGCACCTGATTCTGAGTTTGAACAGACCAACACATTAAAGCAGATTGAGGACCGTTACAGAGGTTCAAACAATGCGGGTAGGGTAATCGTATCTTATGGTGATTTGGAAGAAAAACCTGAAATCACACAAATTCAAAGTAACCTTCAACAGGGTTTCTATTCTGAGGTTTTTGAATTGGTACAACATCAGATTTTGGCGGGTCATGGTATTCCTGATGCATCTATTATTGGATTACCACAAAAGACAGGGTTTAGTTCATCTGCGGACCAGTTGGAAACGGCATATAAATTATTTATGAGAAACTCAATTATCCCCGCTCAACAGTTTATGAATCGTGAATTAAAATCGGTGATTGAGTTAATTTATCCTGGTCAGGAAATCAATCTTGAAATTCAAAACACATCACTATTCTAATGATTTACAATGTACTTCTAATATCAGAACAAAAATTGATTGATAATACGGCAATCAACGGTTCGAACGTGGATACGTCCGAATTACGTTTTTGCATCCAACAGGCTCAAACACTTTTTCTACAAGAGTCGTTGGGCACCAATCTGTATGAAAAATTATTGCAATTGGTTGACGATAATCAAATCGGTTTATCTGGTAATACGAACTACAAAAATCTATTGGATAACTTTGTTCAACCAACACTTATCCAATACGCATATTATATTGCATTAGATAATTTCTTTGTTAAGTGGGCTAACGTAGGATTGGTTCAGAATAGAACAGAACAGGGTGGTTCGATTGATTTAAAAACCCTACAATACCTTAAGACAAACGCCAAGAACAACGCAGAGTTCAACGACAACCTTTTACGTAGACACCTTATCTTTAAATCAGGAGAATACCCTGAATACGTATCTGGTAACCTTAATGACGGTCAATTACCACCTGAGACAAATTCAGCGTTTAAATCGTCCATTACAACACCTGGTCAGGGTTATTACTACGGTTCAAATTGGAATTGGAAATACAACGCAATGGGACCGTTATGTGCTGGTTCAGGATTTCCTACTTGGTACGGACACTCCAATAATTCGGGTGGGTTAAGACAATGAAACACTTATTGAATATTATTGACGACAAGGTTGTTCTTATGTCGGCATTGAGTATTTCAATGACTCTAACCAATATAGAAACAATACTAAAAATTTTAGTATTGCTCCTAACGGTTATTTACACTGGTAGAAAAATCTACAAAGATTTTAAGAATTGATTTTGGCTTCGATAAAGGTATCCAATTTCTTTGTCTTTGTAATCATGTCTTTGTCCAATCCTTTTTCAACGTATTGAACTAAATGGTCAGTCATTGCCAACAGTTCAAGGACCGTTGGTTTAATGTTCATCATGTCGCAATATTCCAATGCAACCTTAATCTGACTCTGTCTTGAAATCATGGTATCTTTATTCATCTTATCTTGATTTGGATTCTACAATACGGTTAAGTTCCTCTTTCCAATTCTTTAAGTCCTGATAAAATATCGGTGCGGATTCAAAGAATAGTTCGTCAATTTTTCTGTCCCCTTTGACTTGGGGTTTTGGAGTTTCTTTCGTTTCAGTTTTCATACATAAAGTATAATACAAAGATATTTAATAATCAAATTATTCTCCTTTGGAATTATACAAATTATCTACGACTTGATGATACATGTGAACTATTTGGTCCGCAGTGAATATCATTACAAGGTCATCAGGGGTCTTTCTTTCAAGACCTTGAGCCTTCATCTCAACAAAGACAT